GCGTCCCTCCGCGCCCTCTCCGAGGCCTGGACGCCCGCCTGGCGTGCTTTACGGGCCGCGGACCTCTTGGCGTTGCCATATGTCGCGCCTCTACTGCTGTTACATGAGTAACAGGCCGGCACTAGGTTCTCTAGGCCGTGCGGGTCTCCTGGCATTCCCTCGGCGTTCCATCGGTCGAGTTCGATGACATGGTCCGCGGTGTTTGCCTTACGGCGGCGGCAGTAGTAGCACACCGGTTCGTCTGCTAGGAGCCTTTTTCGGTTCGCTAGGTAGGTCTTATCTCGGTAGCCGGCCATGCGTCTCCTACGTAACTATCTGTACCACTAGGTCTCTAGGTTCTTCTTCTTAGGTTCTTCTATTAGGGCCGGATGAACCGGCGCCGGCTAATCCGTCCTCGGCTGTGGATAACTGGCCGGCGTTGTCCACATTGTTATCCCCAGGCCTGTCGGTGACGATTGTCTCGGTGTGCCATCGGCCGGCGGCGTCTTGGAGTCGGCATCGAGTGAGGTAGCCGGCGGTTTCGAGTTCGCGGAGTGCGGTGCGGATCGCGTCTCGGCCCTCTCTGGGTGTTTGTGCGGCGAGTTGGTTGGAGTTGGTGCGCCATCCCTCGGGCATGGATAGGAGGTAGGTGAGGAGGCCTCTGGCGCGGAATGAGAGCCGGTCGTCTCTGGCGATTTCGTTGCCGATGATGACGTAGCGGTCGGGTCGTGGGCCGCGGCGGATCATGGTGCGGTCCTCTTTAGGCGTTCCTCGACCTCGCGGTAGTCGGCGGGTCTCCAGACGTAGACCTCGATGCCGGCGTTCTTTAGAGCGGCGTGCCATTGCAATTGGCCGGCGGTGAGGCGGCCGCGGGCGCTTTTGCATTCGACCATGATGAATCCGCGTCGGTCGTGGACCATGGTGAGGTCTGGGTAGCCGGCGTCGCCGGTGTAGTGGGTCGCCCAGCGGCCGGCTATTTGGGCGGGTCGCGGGTGGAATACTCGCCAGCCGAGCCACTTGCCGAGGTCGACGATCCAGGCCTGCCATGAGGCCTCTGAGAGGCTCTCGATGGGTTTCTGTTTGTATGCCATGAGGATCAGTCTCGCGGGATCTCTTGTAGGCGGTCGATCGCGGAACGGCACAGGTCAAAGTCTGTCGCACATTCGGCCAGGTAGTCGGCGTCTAGGACGTTGCCTCGTTCGGTGTTGAGTTTCTGGAGGAATCCGATCATCTTCTCGGTGGGTTCTTTCCGACGGCGTTTCGGTTCGTCGGCCGGCGGCGGTGCGCTGGTGGCTCGTTCGGCGGCGCGTGCCTCTTCGGCGGCCTGTCGGCCCGTGGTGCGGTTCGCGATTTCGTCGCTCGATGCCATGCCGTGGCTAATGCCGTGCCCCATGTAGCCGAGGGCGCGGCCGAGCGCGGAGGTGTACGCCACCATGAGTTCCGAGTCGCGTGTGAATGGTGTTCGCCCTGGGATTGGTTCCCATACGGTTCCGCGGGCCGGCCGTGGGTCGTCTGGGTCGCGGTAGACGAGGACGGTGGCCTCGACGTAGTGCCGGTCGCCGATTTCGACGATGGTGTGGCCCTCCTCGACGACGCGGAGGTGAGGGTGGGCGTCTAAAGCTTGTAGGAGGCGTGAGTGGACGGGGACGTAGTTGTCAAGGTTCACGACTGGGCCTCCGTGGTGGGTCGAATGAGGTCGAGGATGACGGCCTCGGACTGTTGGGCGTTGCGGATGTCGTCCAGGCGGCGGACGGCGGTGTCGATCGCGCCGAGGGATCCGATGAGTGTGGCGTCGAGTATGTCGAGGCTGTTTGGGGAGCGGAGCGCGGTGTCGATGATGTCGAGGAGTTGCTGGAGGAGGTCCTCTAGTACCTCGATGCGTAGGTCTTTGTGTGTCATTGGTCGGAGCCTTTCAGAGTTGAGATGTGCCGGAGGTGGCGTGGGTTGATGCGGACGGAGTTGGAGTCGGTGAACCGGTAGCAACATCGGCCGGCGCTGACGGTGGCGCACTTGTGGCCGTGTTCCCATCCTTGGGCGGTGTGGCACCATCCCAGGACGAATGCGTGTCCGGCGTCGGTAGGTAGGTAGACGGCCACGTGGTAGCGGATCCGGTCGTCGGCGTAGTCCTTGGGTCGGATGATCGGGCCGGTGTCTGGGCGTTGGACTCGGCGGACCTCGATGTCGTCGCCGACGTCGACTCGTCCGTAGTCGTACTGGCCCCACGGGAGACCGGTGACGTCGGAGACGATGATCTCGGCGAGTGCGCCTAAATAGTGACCGTCCCACGATGGGAGACGGTCGGGTCGCCGGTAGCCGGCCGAGTCGCATAGCCCATAGCGGTCGATGGTTTCGGAGGCGCGGTCGGCGGCGTCCTGGGCGACGCTCCGATGGATGTCGGTGATCTCTACGAACATGTGCGCCTGCCCGAGGTGTCCCATGGTTGGCACCATCGCCATCCGATCGCCTCGGCCTCGCCGGCGATGAGTAGGCCGGCGTACAGGTTGACGCCTGGGTCGAGGAGATCGTCGATGGTGTAGCCGAGCCGGTCGAGGAGAGGTGTCCAGGTGGCGCGGTTGATTTGGAGGAGACCGATGTCGATCCACGGTCCACGGTTCGCGTCCGCTAGGCATCGTGACTCGTCCCAGATGATGTCGTCGAGTACCTGGAGCCGGTCGGCCGGCCATCCGACGGCGAGCGCCATGTCCCACCATTCGCCGCATCGTGCGCCGGTCGTGTCGACCGGTGGGAGCGTCGGAGCGGTCGGTGTGACACGGATCACGGTCGCGGTCGTCACACTCGGCGCCGGTTCTGTCGTTGTGGTAGTTGTCGACGTTGTCGGTGTTGGTGTTGGTGCTGGCGCGGTGACGTAGGCGGGAGTAGTTTCGGGAGGTTCGACCGGTCCGAGGTTCCAGACGATGAAACCTCCGACGGTGACGATGAGAGCGACGGTGGCGCGGATCATCAGTATCCGGTCCGTTCGCCGCGGGTGCCGATGCGGGTGAGGTCGAACACGATCCAGCGGGCATTCATAGGGTCGATGCCGGCGGCGCGTAGTTGACGGTAAATCCGTCGAACGTCGCGCCCGTGGAGTTCCCATGAGACATCGGGCCATCGGATCGCCATCCGGTATCCGTTACGTCGGCGGCGTGGGAGTGTTGCTAGATAGACCATCCGGTCCTCCTATGTGTGTCGGAGCGTGATGCGGATTATCCGCACCACGTGACGCATCATAGGAGGCCGGTGTGACCTAGCGGTGGATTATCCGAACAGGGCGCCCCAGGTGCGCGGCCCGACGATGCCGTCGACGGGTCCGACGAGGTCGGTGTGATCCGCCTGGTATGCCTTGACGGCGGCCTCGGTCATCGGTCCGAACTTGCCATCGACCGGTCCGACGTTGTAGCCGAGGTGGGCGAGTTTCGCCTGGACGAGTTTGACGCGGGCCGCGGCGCGGGAGCCTCGGCGCACCGGTTGCCCAGGGTACGCGGGCGTGTCGTCGGCCGGTTCGTCGGCGGGTGGTGTGCCGATGTTCGCGAGGAATGCGTCGACCCAGTCGGTCGAGTCGGCGTGTTCGGGGTCGAGTTCGATGTGGATCCAGGCGGCCCAAGCTTTGCCGCCGGATCCGATTGTCGGGCGGGTGTAGTTCTCCCAGGCGTCGCGGTCGCATTTCCATCCGCGGCCGTGCGGTGCCGGCTGGTAATCGAGGAGCATTTCGAGACCGATTTCGTCGGCGTGTTCGACGAGGGTGTCGATGATGCCCTCCAGGTAGGAACGGGAGGAGCCTCGGTGGCCGCCGTGGTTGCGTCGTGACAGGTCGGCGGCGCGTCCGGTGGCGTGAACGCTGAGACCTTTGTTCCGGCCTCCTACGGACCTCTTGGCGCGTACCTGGTAGGTGCCGTTCACCCAGACGCGGCCTCCGGTGCGTTCCTCGATGCCGCGGACGAGTGCCTCTAGGCCTGGGCGTCGGCCGGCGTTGATGCCCTCGGTGGTGCCGGTGTATGGGCGTCCCATTATTCGGCCCTCTTGCCGATGATCGGTTCGACGTTCTTTCCGCTCTTGGCGGCGATGCCGTTGCCTACGGCGTAGCCGACGATAGTTCCGAGCATTCCGGTCCCCGCCTCGTTCGCGATTGAGTCGGCGACCATGAGGACGGCGATAACGATCATTGCGACCATGGCTATTAGGGCCTTGGGTGGGTTGGTGAGGTTCATGGTGTTAGTTCTCCGTGATTGAGATGATGGCGCCGACTGTGATGGCGGCGAGGATGATTATGAGGACGATCATGTCGTGCATGTAGTCAGTCTGACGGTAGGTCATCGTCTTCGGGTGGTGGTGTGAATGTGGTGCCGTCATAGGTCCATCCTGGGCCGCATGTGATCTCGTCGACGTTGACGAGTTCGCCGTTGAGGCCGAGGTCTGTTTCGCCGTCCCAGAGAATGACATTCGTGACGGTCCCGTCGGTGATGTGTGCATATTTCATGCGTACAACTCCACGATAACTATTCCTTGTCCGCCGTCGCCGCCGCCGATCGTGTGC